GATATTGTGTTTTTGTTTATTATCCGTCATTATGTTCTGTTAGTTTGTGACTAAGTTAACGCGTTATTAGTTATCTTATTCTCAAATTGTGTTACGATAATCCGAGCGGACAATCAGGAGAGGAAAGATGAGCAAAGTAAAAATCGGTGAATTAATAAACTCACTTGTTAGCGATGTTGAGTCAATAGATAACTCTGACCGTCCTCAAGGGGAAAAAACAAAAAAAATAAAAGCTGTTGCATTAAAATTTAAAAATGCATTATTTAATGACAAGCGAAAGTTTAGGGGGAAAGGATTAGAAAAAAGAATTACAGCCAACACATTCAATGCCTATATGAGCAGGGCCAGAAAACGGTTTGATGATAAACTTCATCATAGCTTTGAAAAAAATATACATCGCCTATCTGAAAAGTATCCTTTATATAATGAGGAGCTATTATCATGGCTTTCTCTACCTGCTGCCGATATTCGCCAGAGAATGTCAGCTTTACAGGCAAAATTAAAATTAATTCTCCCTTTATCAGAAGATTTATCTAATATCAGAATTGGTGATAACAAAAGTCATAATAAGTTATTAAAATTATCAAATAAATATAAAGAGTGGCAATTCGCCATTTCTGATTTAACTAGCGATAACTGGAAAGATAAGCGCGATTATTTATATAAATTACTACAGCAAGGATCTGCCTTACTTGAGGAGTTGAATCAGCTAAAAGTTAACCATGAGATTCTCTATCATCTTCAACTAAGCCCTGCCGAACGCGCATCTATCCAGCAACGATGGGCAGACGTTCTGCACAATAAGAAACGTAACGTGGTGGTCATTGATTACCCTAAATATATGCAAGCTATTTACGATATTATAAATAGCCCTGCTACATTAAATAATCTAAACACTCGTTCAGGTATGGCTCCTTTGGCATTTGCACTTGCTGCATTGTCAGGAAGACGAATGATTGAGATTATGTATCAAGGTACATTTACTGTTTCTGGTAAGTATACCGTTGATTTTTTAGGCCAAGCAAAAAAAAGAACTTCTGATGATATAACCAGAAAAATATATACATTATGCGAAGCAAAAACATTTGTTTATTTAATAAATGTACTTCGCTCATGCCCAGCAGCATCTGATTTTGATGATGTTGTTAAAGGTTATGGAGATAACGACACACGCTCTGAAAACGGACGGATTAATGCCATATTAGCAAAGGCTTTTAACCCGTGGGTTAAATCATTTTTCAAAGATGACCGCCGTGTTTATAAAGATAGTCGTGCTATTTATGCCCGTATTGCGTATGAAATGTTTTTCCGCGTAGATCCTCGTTGGAAAAACGTAGATGAGGATGTTTTCTTTATGGAAATTTTAGGCCATGACGATGAAAACACTCAATTACACTATAAGCAATTCAAGCTGGCCAACTTCTCAAAGACATGGAGGCCAAATACTGGAAACGAAAATACCAGGCTGGAAGCATTGCAGCAGCTTGATGACGAAATGCCAGGATTCGCCAGAGGAGATGCCGGAGTTCGTCTGCATAACACAGTTAAGCAGCTGGTAGAGCAGGACCCCTCTATAAAAATCACGAACAGCACTCTAAGAGCATTCAAATTTAGCCCTACAATGATTAGTCGATACCTGGAATTTGCTGCTGATGCTCTGGGGCAATTTGTTGGCGAAAATGGACAATGGCAGCTGAAAATAGATTCTCCAGAAATCGTTATGCCTGACGAAGAAGAGCTGGAAGCAATACCTGAACAGGCGGATGAATTATCAGAGGATGACGATCTGGATGACGACGAAATTGAGATAGAGGAAGAGAGCATAGAAGAACAGCAACCACCCGCGCCTTCTTCACCTGTATCTAAGCCGGTATTTAAGCCTGTGAGAAATATTGGTGATGGCTCATACGTTGTTGAGTTTCATTATAATGGCCAGAATTATGCTTGGTCCGGCAGTGCAAACAGCCCTATGTCAGCAATGCAGTTAGCATGGCTGACATATTTCGGATAAATCATACGGTAAAGGCACCGAATTATCGGTGCCTTGTTGTGTGGCCTACCTCGCCTGCCCCCTGCAAAGGGTAGAAGTAACGGAGGAAACGCGGCTGCAACCACAGACATCACCGCCCCGACTGCGAGGCTTCCCCTCACTAAGAAGGGCATAAATTCGGGCTGGCCAACCCTATTTATTAGTGATTTCTGCTGGCTTTAACTGCGCGGATAACTGCTCAAGTTTTTGAACTGCCAGTTCAAAATGCGCGGGTAACGCCTTTTCCAGATCAGAGTTAATATCGGTGATGGGCAAATCACCACACGACATACTCCGCCTACCCCCACGAACAACATCACGCAACAACTCTCGTTCATACGTGCGCATGTTCCCCAATGCCGACTCAGCAGCCGTCAAAATCCGGCGCAGTTCTGCCGTAATTGCTGGCAAATCATCAACAGTTATGGGGTTCGGGGATGGATTACGACACGCCCGACGCAAAGCTAACCATACACCGCTAATCCAGGCATTTCGGTACTGAAAACTTTGTGCTATATCGTTAATCAGCCCTCGCAGATACTCTTTCTGCCTCCAGTTCAACGGCTCTGCTGCTCGCATTGGCTCAGGCTCGATGTAAACGTACTCTCCATTTTTGCGAATAGAGGGCAAGACTTCGTTCGTTACCCATTTGCGAAACCGCCAAGCTGTTGTGCCTTGCTTCACCGCGTCACGGCAGCGGAGAATGAGGGTGTAAAGACCTGATTCGCTGATGATATTGGCTTGACCTTGACGGCCTATGTTAAACATAGATCGCTCATCTTCATCTAATCTAGCGATAGCTTGTGTGACATTCTGGATGCTTAAAGCATTGCAAATATCATTCGCCACAAACCACGGATCGCCGTTAATCATCACTACACGTACCTGATGCTCTTCCTGAAAGGAAAAGACTGCTAACGCGCTCATTCAGCCTCCTTATCGCGCAGCAAGTGCGACGAGAGAGACGCAGAATATCCCTGTGCTTCATGCGTTAACTCACACGCAATCTGCAGAAGTTTTCCAGCCTCTGAGAGGTAAATCGACGCCTCACAACTGGAGACTGTCCGATGGGCTGATGATACGAGCGCATAGACCTGAGCCAGACGTTCATCCAACGATTCCAGCAGGCCAACAGTGTTCATTTTTACCTGATTCATGCAGCCACCTCGCGCACCGGAATACGGGCAGATAATACCAGGACAAACCGGCTGGCGAACTGGCGACGAGCTTCCCGTTCAGATGACGCGATAGTGGAAAGATGATGAATGTGGGACTTTTTGTCTGTGCGAACGACTGCCGCAAATTTGAATTTGAACATGGTATGCACTCCGTTTTATTGGTCGTGCTACCACCAGAGTTGCGAATCTCTTTATTGGTGGTAGCCCAGGCGGGGTTCGCAATACCGGTAAACGAAGAAACCGGCCCGACCGAAGTCAGCCCCACCTGAGCCACCATAATTCGGATATGCGCAGGTCTATACACACAAAAAAACACGCTGGCGCGTGTTGTGCGCTTCGTTTTGCCAGGATTGCGAAGTCCCGACTGCGGGATTTACCGCAGCGAGGTGACTTTACCTCCAAAACGACGCACACGTCAATAATTTGCAAAGACATTTTACCCCGTGACCAGTCACGGGGACAGGTGTTTTTATAGTTTGCTTGAACAAACGATCAGAACATGAACAATGTTATTGTTCCGTTATAAGAAAGCCTCACGCGAACGGAACACCCACTCTAGCTGTACTGGATAAATTTCTCCCGTTTTAATATTTATTATGCGCGCGGCTAATAACTCACCCATAAAAACCTGAGTTTTATGGCTCATATCTGACGGGTTAAAAATAGTAGGTGATGTTATATCAATATGATTGCTGCTTAACCCATTTATCTTTGCTAAATATTCAATTCTAAGGTCTTTTACATTAACATCTTTTGGCATTTGTCCTTTTATATCAATATCTGCCCATATTGTTTCAGGGTTCCCTTCATTTATTTGTGTACTACCAAAGATAATTTCGGCACCTAAAGTATTTAACACTTCTACATCAGCAGATATTCCAAAAGCATTAGCACCAACATAGCTTCCATGCTTTGTTATTTCAGAGGAATCGACATGAAAACCATACCATCCAGACATATCTCGAGATGTTATCACGCTATCACTACCGCTATTCTCAGCAAAATCACGGTTAAGATATGTTCCTGAGTATGTGATACTTCTAGGGATAGACAAACCTTGAGATGTTAAAACGTTGTTGTATGGCGCGTATGTTAATGAGTGAACGACATATCCACGCCATGAACCATCATCTATCTTTGATGCAATAATTCTATTAAATTCCTTACCTGTGAGTATTTTGCTGCTAAAATCACCAACAGAGTTGATAGGTACTCTTTTTTCTTTTTCGAATTTATACTCAACGTCCGTTGATGCCTTATTATCATATTGATAAGTGCATCCAGATAATAACAAGATAGAGAGTAATAAAGCTGTTGTTTTTTTGTTACGCATAATATTAACTTAACCTATTTGATTAATAATATGTTATTCCATTAAATAAAATATGCCGAGAACGGTTTAACTTGAACAGTCATCACTATTCAATCAACTTTTTTAGCATCAGCCATACGCTTCAACCAGTAATCAACAATCGGTTGCTCATCCACAGAATGTTTACCAGGTATAACTCGCCAGCTATCTTGCGAAAATCTGCCGTACTTACGCGGGAATAGGCCTTTCTTTATCTCCCGCCATGTACTAGGAAAACCATCCACAAAAGTACCAATTAACAGGAGAGGGACAAAAATCAGAGCTACAAACCATCGTGCAAGAAAGTGTTCAACAACAACATTTTCACCGTTGTAGTAATACGCATACGCATCCAATATGCGAATTTTCCTTACCTTAAAAATAGCCTTATGCTGAGAACGACTTAACTTGATACGAATGTATCCCTTATCCAAAGGGGATTCGTATTCGTATGATTGAACAGCCATTTTTAACCCCACTCACCATCAGCAAACAAAGCGTTATACTCTGACAATGGTAGACGGTTGCCCTCGATGTAGAGATTCAGTTCATACTTCGTCTCCGGGTTTTCCTTGTCGGCTCGTTCCCAACGCTCAGCAGCCTTACGCGCCAATAATTCCACTGCTTTCAGATAATCCTCCGTACGGAACCAGCCAAAGATAAGGCCACGATCTGTTACAGCCCAGGCGACCTTTTTTTCTTCCTCCTGGATAGCCCTAATGCGTCGTTCGCATTCATCCCGGCAGAACTGCAGCTGACGGTAATCAAGTTTGTCCAAAAATGCAGTAGTAGACATATTTTTACTCCCCGTTCACCGAAAATTCACGATAGAAACGTTTCCACATACGATAAGTCTGCGCAAATTGTTCACCACGAAACATCGCCTTCCTGGCCTTCATGTTTTCCTTGTGAGACTTTCGGTCTATGAACCAAAACCATTGCTGGAACACACAAAGCAAGAGACACAAAGATAATATCCACTCATTACCCATAGAAAGCGCCCTGCTCTTCGTAGCTGCATGAGCTATTCCCCGTAATGTATTCACGTAACCGCCGCAGCTCATTGCTGGAAAGGTGATCCATGAACTCTGTGAGGTACAGGGATGCAAACGTCATAGCTATGCTGGCTGATGACCATGATGACATAGTGGCCAACTCCTCACTGGAAAGCGCACTCATCGCCCAGGACTCAGGTACAGCCACTGGCAACACGGCCAAAGCCTCAGAAATTACTGAATGAGGGGCGTTTTGAACCTGCTCGTTTGTGGATCGCGTTTTATCATCCATATATATATTGAGATCCAAATCGCGATCCATTTCGATGGCTGTCTTCTCGGCTTTACGCGTTTTTAGGGTTAGGCCATCTTTCTGACGCTGAACAAGAATATCCAGCATAAATGCCGCTGATTCAGGCTCAACAAAACGCAAGGTTGGACGCTTATCGCCGTCTCTGCCGCGACGTTTACCTGTTTTAAGGCCAAGAGAGTCGCAAATGTTTTTAAACAACGCTTCCGGCACTTTAGGCTTCCCTTTTGGCGTCATAAAACCACCAATGTGCAGAACGTTATTCAACAGGTCACGGCGTTCGGCTGTCATGAGGTTATCTCGAGCGAATTTGAGACGCTCCTGAGTCGCCTCGCCGGTCATAGTCTCAGGGTTGATACCGCAGTCGATAAAGTACTGCCGGAGAGTTGCTGATTTAAGCGCATAGAAACCGCGCGCCCCGACTTCAACAGTAGGAGTAGCTTTTACCTTGTGATCGATTATTCCAGGGAATTTAGTTTTAAAGACATCATCAGCCTGCTCGCGAGTCATCGCGGTCACTACAAAATATTGCCACTGTCCCGCCTGACGGTATGCGTAGGTAAAATTGATGGCTGCTTCTTCCCGGTCGTAACGACGAGCTGTTACCTCATCTAAAAGCATTGTTTCATAGCGGCGAACTTTGTCTCGAGCACCATCGAAATAGAATTTCAGCGTGCCTTCTTCAACCGGTAGTTTCAGTTCGTTCTCAATATCCCAGCGGACAAGTTTTGCTTGTTCTTCAAGCGTCAGCGCGCGTTTTTTTAGCAGTTCTTCACGCTCTGATTCTTGTGGAGTTTCTGTATTGAGATGCAGATCCAGTGTCTGTTCCCACACAATATCCCGCGCTTCTTTACGCAGATCTTTACCGATATCATTCGCAGCATAATCGGTGGCCAGCGGCGATACCTTATAACCGTCGCTGTGCATGATGCAGATCATGTTGCTGGCGTAGTCGTTACGCGCAGACGCTTCAATTGCGGCTGCTTTAATTTTCATCCTGGTAAAGTCGGTATTGGCCACCCCCATTGATATACGGTCGCCATCGAAAACGACATCCGTCAGTTCACCGTTCATGCCTGCGGTAGCAAGCAATGCCTGGGCGAATGCTCGTTCTATTTTTTGCGGGTCAGTTTCACGTTTTGCGCGAGCTTTATCAAAGCCGATAATAAATTCTTTTGCTGTACGGTCGCGGCGTAGCATTTGCACTGCGTCGCTGGGTACAACTTCACCACAGAACATGCCGAAATGACGGTCAAAATGTTTTTGCTCAATCGACACACCGGATGAAATAGACGGGCTATAAATCAGGCCGTCGTATTTTTTGACCATCTTTTTCGGTTGATTGGTAAATGCTTCAACTTCTGGCTCTGGTTTGTTTTTCTGGTTTACACACAGAAATTTCTTACCAGGAAAATGCATTCTCAGGGTGGCGGTCACATCTTCTGCAAAGGTGGAGCTGTCGGTGGCCAACATGATTTTTTCGCCATTCGATACAGCTTTCACCACCTCGGTCATAATGCGATCTTTTTCTGTATAAAAAACCCGGATTGGCTCACCTGTTTCGCGGTTGCGAACATCAACAGGTAATTCAATTACGTGGATCTGCAGCCATGCCGGTAAACCTAGTTCTTCACGGCGTTTCATAGCCAGTTCAGCCAGGTCAACCAGCAGATCGTTCGCATCAGCATCCACCATTATTGGGTGTTGTTCCGTTCTGGCCAGCGCGTCAATTAACGTATTGAATACAGCCACCGGGTTTTCCATAGCCCGACCGGAAAGAACGGCACGTAGCCCTTGCGTGGCCTCGTCAAAGCCAAAATAGTCGTGCTGGCGCATCAATGGTTGCCAGCAGTTTTTAACAATCGAGTTTATGCAGATGGTCAGTTTACTGGCGTATGGAGCCATTTCCTGATAGCCAGGGTCCTGATAGTGCAGGATATCGGCTTTTACACCTTTTCCTTCTGTCATCATTTCCCACAGGCCACCAATAAGGGAAACACGGTGAGCAACAGAGATACCACGTTCTGAGCTATGCATTAAAGGTCGTAACAATCCAGTAGATTTGCCGGAACCCATACCAGCACGAACGATGACTATCCCCTGTAGTGATTGCACATACTTCAGGACGTCATCGGTCATTACCGAAGTTTCAAAACGCTTATAGGTGATATGTTGAGGACGTTTATTGGGATCAGTTATTCGTTCGCTGAATGAGCGCGGAGCCTGGGCAATACGGCACTTTTTATTCAGGCGACGGGCAATGTGGTCTTTTACCGTAGCGCGATAGATATTTTCCAGCCCAATTTCACGCAGGACGATGCAGAACATGTTAAATAAGTCTGACGGACTGTTAGGAACCGGACAGGTTAGCATGCCAATATCCACTGCTCTCAGCAGCTCTTTGGCAAAAGTACGACGGTTATCCCGCTTAATTGTCTTCAGGCGGTTGAGCGTCAGAGATAGCAAATCAGTGCCAGTTTTCAGGCGGTTTGCAGTTGCAAACAGTTGACGTGCTGTTTCACGAAGTCCACGTAGTTTGTGCAGGTCGTTGAAGTCACTGCACTCCATTTGCGGATCGTCTTCAAAAGTTGGATAGACGCAGCGGACATCGTTGAATTTCGATAAGATTTCATAGCCAGTCCGCAGGCCGGTATTCCCTTTTCCTTCTGTAGCTGATTTCCGGTCATTATCCAGTGCGCAGGTGATTTTTGCCGCCGGGTACATGTTTACCAGTTGTTCCACAACATGAACCATGTTGTTAGCGGATACAGCGACAACCACAGCGTCAAAGCGTTTATCTTTTTTCGTGGCAAGCCAGATGGATGCACCAGTAGCAAAACCTTCTGTAACAGCGATGTTTTGCGCCCCTTTCAGCTCACCGATAACAAAGCAGGCACCGACGAAATCGCCGCTGGTTACGGCACTGGTCTGGTATTTTCCACCTTGTTTGTCGATTCGCTGCCAACCAACAATACGACCATCGTAACGACCGTCCAGGTGAGCCAGAGGGATAGCCATATACGTGGTTGGCCCCCTGCTCCATTTTGCGCTGTCGTGACTGGTCACGCGACGCACATCACACGAATTAAAAACGTCACGAATACCTTTTTTAATCGCATATGGCCATGAGCCGTCTTCTGCAGGAGCATGTTCCCAAGCACTGTGGAATGCCAGCCATCCCAGCAAACGTTCATGGTCCATTTGGTTGTTTTTCAGGTCATTAATTCGTTTTTGTTCTTCACGGCGACGACGTGCTTCGGCCTGACGTTCTATTCTTGCCCGTTCTTCTTCCGGTTGTGCGACCACGGTCGCATTATTCCGTTGTTGCTCACGGCGATATTCAGAAAACAGGAAGGAGAAACCGCTCCATGAGCCAGCATCGCTGCCTTTATGGACGAAGTTAATGAACGGGTAATCAATCCCTTTGCTGTGTTCCAGCCGGGAGTAAATTTCTACGCGTCCTTTGAGGCTCTTTTCGAGAGCTTCTGGGGATGTTTTATTGTATGAAGAGTAACGCTCAACACCCCCGCGAGGGTTGAGTTGGATGTTGTCGGAACAGGCAGACCAGTTGATACCAGCCATCTGTGCCAGCTCGGTTAGTTCATCCCGTGCTGCTTCAATTAGCGAGAACGGATCGCTGCCAAAGCGATCCGCATAGAAATCGTTTAATGTCATTTTTTAGCCATTCCATGCGAATTATGTTTTTTCGGGTTGAAAAAATCCGCAGGAGCAGCCACAATAAACGCATCTTGAATTGACGGAATCCGTCGCGTTATTGTGGCTGCTTCCTGAAAAGGACCCGAGTTTGCCGACTCGGGTTTTTTTTCGTCTTTTTTCTGCTGCTGTAACCTGAGTCAACCCACAGAACATATGCCCTGCATTAAACCAGATTTACAGCAAACAATAAACCCCGTATTAAGTCATCTACCCTCAACCATGAATGATTTGATCGTTCCGACTATTTGGTGAACAAATTCAAGATCGCTTTTCCTGAAGATAGCGCGTTGTGAATTTGTTCCGTCCAGATAGTAATTTTCATCATCAAAACGGGCCAGGCGCTGGATGGTGATATTTCCTGCAGTATCACGAACCAGAACATCCTCGCCGGGGACCAGTTCCAGCGCAGAATCGACCAGGAGAAAATCGCCAGGCTGATAGTTTCCCTGCGCCAGATTGCTGATAGTTAACGCATAAACAGTATTGCGCTGGCTGATGAATGGCAGGAATCGCTCAGTATTTGGAACCTGTCCTGGCTTCCACTCTTCATCAGGTCCACTTTCAGTTGTGCCAATAACAGGAATGCGATCAGGGTCATATTCTGTCCCATACAGCACCCAATGCACTGGCTTGCGTAAGCATTTAGCCAGGGCAATACCTATCTCCAGTGACGGCATTACGTCGCCACGTTCTAAGTTTTGGACGCCTGCAATAGAGATATCGACAGCCTCAGCAACTTCTCGCAACGTCAGCTTCATCTCTAAACGGCGTGCTTTCAGTCGTTCGCCTCGTGTTTTCATAGCTTAATCATAAATGATCTTCTTATAGCTGGCTATAAAATTTATTTATTATAGCTGGCTTTAATTGTTGTTTATTGTTTATAATAACAACATGAAACCAGAAGAACTTATTCGCCATTTTGGCAGTGTAGAAAAAGCAGCGGCAGGGGTAGGTGTAACACCCGGAGCTGTTTACCAATGGTTAACCGCTGGAGAGATTCCTTCATTGCGGCAAAGCGATATTGAAGTTCGTACTGCTTATAAGCTGAAGAGTGACTTTACAACTCGGCGGGTAAAGCAGTCGATTAAGGAGAGTCGTAAGCGTGGAGCTTGAGTATATACGCAGCTGCGTCTCTACGGCATTGGCTGATGTTCATTATCGCCAGCGTGGCATTCTGGAGGTCCAGCTTGAGCAGATGCGTCTCGGTAGATCAGGACGGTTTAACAATAAACCAGTCCGGTCAATCAGTGTAGGGGATGATAACTCATACGAAGTGTCCGTTCCTGCTGAGCCGGTTAGATTCCACCAGGGGAAAACATTTAAACAATCATCAATGTTGCTCACTGATATTGATTTTCAGAGCGCCAGCTGGCGCAGGGCTATTGGTCAGTTGAATAACGAGGAATCAGCCTGGCTTTATTATTGCTACGGATGCAAGCCTGATTACAACAATGATGTGATTGTTTGTCAGTGGTTATGGCTTGATTTTCTGGTTGCTCATTCGGGGGCCGGCTTTAAAAAAATGAAGGCCTCCACGAAAAAAGCCATGCGGAAATTGATTTATTACGCGGCACAGCAGGTTAAATCAGAACTTACGTGTGCTGAGGCAGTTGATGAGAGAGAACAGGACAGGCATCTGAGTTTTCTACTGAATATATCTATTGATAGCTGGAGACAAGATTATAAAGAACGCTGGCTTTTAATTAAGTCGCGATGTCTGAGCTTAAATCGAACTGCATTATTAAATGCGGCGGAGAAGCGCAGTGAAATCATCAAACGCCATCGGGCAGGAAGTGCCATTCTGCCTTTGTAAACAAGTTATGTTCAGGAAACCGTCGAAGCCAGAATTAAGATATTCAGGGGTAAGAAATGAATATGTTATCTGGTGTCCAACTTGTGGTTACAGGACACGACCAGATAGTAATAAGCAGTCTGTAATTGCCGATTGGTATTTATCAAATCAGCCAGGTAATAAGCATATAGAAAATCTTTGGATTAAGCGTTACTTGGAAATCAGAGAGGGTGCGACCGTGGTCGCACAAGAAAATGAAAATAACGCCATTTAAGCAGGGGCCGATGACGCATGATGAAGCAGAGCGTCTTTCAGATACTTATCGGCGGCGTGGTAAGAAAGTTCTGGTTGTTCGTTCTGATTTTTTAGGTGATGGATATTGCGTTTATGTTCATTTACCTGAATTAGAAAGAACGCCAAAACCATCCAGAACATATCAACAGAAAATTTGGGTATAGATAAACGTTGAGGAGAATTATTCGTGACTAATCAGATTATTTACGACAGGAAACGGTCTGATGTAATGATTGACCTTGAAACAATGGGTACTAACACATGTGCTCCAATTGTTTCTATCGGGGCAGTGTTTTTTTCTCCAGAAAGTGAGGAATTAGGTCCTACTTTTTATGTGCCAGTGAATCTCAGAAGCTCGATGTTGAATGGTGGTGTCGCCGATGGTGATACCATTTTATGGTGGTTGAAACAGAGCAAGGAAGCCAGAGCCGCAATTTGTACTAATGATGCCCTTGATATTAAGGATGCACTTTTTGAATTATCACACTTTATTACTTGCCATGCATGTAATTTAAAAAAATTGAAAGTATGGGGAAATGGAGCAACTTTCGATAATGTAATTTTACGCGGTGCTTATGAGCGCGTTGGCTTAGTCTGTCCGTGGGAATGTTTTAATGATCAGGATGTTCGAACAATCGTTAATCTTGGTCAGTTTATTGGTTTTAATCCTAAAAAAGATATGCCATTTGATGGCGAACGACACAATGCCCTGGCTGATGCTATTCATCAGGCTAAATATGTATCCGCAATTTTCTCCCGTCTTGTAAAAGGGCAAGGAGAATCGTAATGGCAAAGGCTTTTACACCAGAACAGAGAGAAGAACTGAATAAACAAATTGTGGAACTCGTGCGCCTGAATGGACGAGGAACGGTTAGGCAACTTGCGGATGAAACTGGTATTAGCCGGTGTGCTGTTAGTCGTTTATCAAGAGAGCTTGCTGCCAGTGGTGATTTGTATATCTCTGGCTCCGGGATATTTCTGTCTGCACAAGCGCGCAAGGACTGGCAAAACGCCCGCAAAAAGCTATCAAGAGTAAAGCCGAAGAAATCGGTAGTGGTTGATCCAGACCTTATCTGGTCATTACCTGACGGAGAAATACGTCGTTACGACAGGCGCTTGAACATGATTTGTCACGATTGCCGGAAGAGCGAAGTTATGCAGCGTGTGCTGGCGTTTTATCAGGGAAATTTTCAGGAGGTGGCGTAGTGAATATCGACACGACAATAACGCTCGATACGCTCCTAAATTCCGGCCTGGCACTTCTCGGTTGGCTTTACATCATGTCCCGTACATGGCGATGGCTGGGTTCCATTTTCCTGAAACAGTGGAAAAAACGGCGCAAACAGGAACTACGCCAGAAGGCATTAGAAGCGTTCTATGACGCATTTGAACTTAGCAGCATTGAATCTGGCACAACAGCCAGGATAGCGACAAAAGGCGACCTGATGATAGTGATGTTCCGACAGGAGAGAGCAGAGAAAGGGGAATCAGCATGAAATTTTACAAATTTTCTGAGTTGGTGAATCGCATTTTGTCCAACAACCACAGCCATCGTCGCGATATGGATGTAACAATCGTTGTTCATTCGCCTGGCAGCATTGGTTCAACACCTTCAGTTGAGGTTCAGTCAATTCACGCTGGTTTTGATTGGGATTCCGGGAAAGTGCTTATTTTCCCATCACAGCCACTGACCACGCTAACACCAGAACAGATTACTGATATCACTGATAGTGTGCGCAAAGGTCAGTCTTGGCACGCATATCAGGAATATAAAAATCATAAAGAGCAGTTGGAAAAATTGTCGATTGAGTTGGAATCAGCCAAAAATCACATAGCAGAACTGGAAGCCAAACCTGTAAGCCAAACTTAC